GGCGTGGCCGGAGGTTTCCGGCCCCCCCACCTTACGGCCTCCAAATCCGCGTTCTCTGGCCTTTTCACCCTAGCCAATAGTTGCCCTACATGAACATCCGAAACCGCGTCAAATCGCTCCGTATGGTGCCTGCCAGCGACCTCCGGCCCAACCCGCTCAACTGGCGGACGCACCCCAAAGCCCAGGCCGACGCCCTTCGGGGCGTTCTGGCCGAGGTCGGGTTGGCCGACGCCTGCCTCGCCCGCGAACTCCCCGACGGCTCGCTCATGCTGATCGACGGCCACCTACGTGCTGAGACCTTAGGCACAGGGGATATCCCTGTTTTGGTTCTCGACGTTACAGAACGGGAGGCCGACAAGATTTTGCTGCTGCTCGATCCTTTGGCAAGCATGGCAGGAATGAACGCGGTGGCACTCAACGAACTGTTGCGAGGAGTCTCTACTGGCGAGCAGAGCCTTGCGGCGATGCTTGAGGACATGGCGGCTAACGCTGGGATCATCCCAGCCGAGAGCAGCGAGCGAGACGATGAGACGCCGAAGGTAAAAGAGTGCAGATGCCCGAAGTGCGGTGCTGCTGTTGAGGGTGACGAATGAAGATTGCCAACAGAATCATTGAGCTGCGAAACGTCAAAGCGGCTGAGCTGAAAGCGAACCCGCTCAACTGGCGGACGCACCCTGAGAATCAACGGGCCGCGGTTACGGAGATGCTCGAAGAGGTTGGTTTTGTTGACGCACTGATTGCGCGAGAGGACGAGGACGGAGGGCTTGTCCTTGTTGACGGGCATCTGCGTGCAGAGATTGCGGACGACGCGGTTGTGCCTGTGCTTGTGCTTGACGTCTCAGAGTCTGAGGCTCAGAAGTTGCTTCTGACGATTGACCCGCTTTCTGCTATGGCTGACCTTGACAGAGAGAAACTTGATTTTTTGCTGTCACGCGACGAGACGCAGGGCGCGGCGATTTTGGCGTTGAAAGACAAGATGGCTGACGCGGCTGGACTGCTGACAGACAGAGAGGCTCCAGAGACAAGCTCTGGAGAAATTGAACTGACTGATTTTGTTTTTGCGCACAAGTGCAGGGAGTGCGGGTTTGAGTTTAACTAGCACTAGCCCTGAGTGCGCATGGACGATTGCAGACCTGGCTCACGTTGAGCGGCGCGGAATCAAGGTCATGTCGACGTTTGCTTGCGGCGGCGGTTCGTCGCTTGGATACAAGCTGGCCGGATGCGATGTAGTTGCGGCGAATGACATCGACCCCGAAATGGCATGGCACTACAGAAAGAACATCAACCCGAAGCACTATTTCTTGTGTCCAATCAGAGACTTGCTGACGGCTGACTTGCCGAGCGAGTTGCTTTCTTTGGACATCCTTGACGGCTCGCCTCCTTGCTCGACGTTCAGCATGGCAGGGAGCCGAGAGGAAGCGTGGGGGAAGAAGAAGTACTTCCGAGAGGGACAGGCTGAGCAGGTTCTTTCTGACCTGTTCTTCGATTATCTCGACCTCGTTGGCAGGCTGCGACCCAAAGTGGCGATTGCAGAAAACGTCAAGGGGATGATTCTTGGAAACGCGAAGGGCTACACGAAACTTGTCATGGAACGCTTCCGAGAGTTGGGCTACAGGCCGCAGTTGTTTCTTGTGAACGCTGCCGACTGCGGAGTCCCGCAGCGGCGGGAGCGGGTGTTTTTCTGCGCCGTCCGCGAGGACGTGAGCGATACGCCGCTGGACTTCAAGCCTCGACACCGATGGGTATCCGCTGGCGAAGCGTGCTCCGACCTTGGGTGCTTGTCCGACGAGGAGCGAGATCAAACGGCACCGGCAGCGTTTGACCGCAAGTGCTGGCACCGAACAAAACCGGGCAAGTCCTATGCTGACTTTGTGAAGCGGTCGGAGGGAAGACTTTCTGGATTTCAGATTTATCGGCTTAGCGGTGCGCTGCCATCGTGCACATTGACTGCATCGGATACGGCCAGGCATTGGAGCGAGTGCCGGAAGTTGACGTTCCGCGAGCAAAAACGGCTTGGCTCATTCCCTGACGACTACGTTGCCAAGAACGACAAAATTGGCAAGTACATGATTGGCATGAGTGTTCCTCCGCGCATGACTGAGGCTGTTGCCCGAGCGGTCATTGACAAGTGGCTTCAACCGAAGGAGTAAATCATGGGCAAGCGCGGCCCCGCCCCCGAACCGTCGATCCTCAAATACATTCGCGGCAACCCGTCGAAGGACGCGCTGCCGACGAGCGAGCCGACGCCGTCGCTTGTGCCTCAGGACTTCCCGCCACCCAAGACCCTCGACGGCAAAGCGGTCGAGGTGTGGAAGGACTCGGTGCAAACGCTCTCGCGGATGCGGGTGCTGACCGAGGCCGACGTGCCGACGCTCACGCGGTACTGCATCGAGACGGTCTTATATTTTGACTGTTATGAGAAAGTGAAGGTCGGCGGCGAGGAGTACACGCACTGGGAGCCAGACCCGAACCGCACCGACGGCAGGCTCCGCATCAAGTACACGCAGGTCGCGCCGTGGGCAACGCAGATGCACCGCCACCACGCTGCGATGCTGCGGATCGAGCAGGAGTTCGGCATGACGCCGAGCAGCAGATCACAGGTGTCAACGACGAATGGCAACGAAGATTCAGACCCGGTTGCCGCCTACGCTGCAAAGCGACGCCGTCAAGAAGGGGCTTGACTACTACTTCGACCCCGAGGCCGCGCAGCACGCCGTCAACTTCTTTGAGGGTTGGCTGCGGCACTCTAAGGGCAAGCACGCTGGCAAGCCGTTCACGCTGCTTGAGTGGCAGACCGTGATGATCGGTGAGTTGTTCGGCTGGAAGCGGCTCGACGACCACGCCCGTCGCTTCCGCGTGGCGTACATCTCGACCGCGAAGAAACAGGGCAAATCGACGCTCCTCGCGGGCATCGGTCTGTATCTGCTTGTGATGGACGGCGAGAACGGGGCCGAAGTGTACGGGGCGGCTGCGGATCGTGAGCAGGCCTCGGTGGTCTACCGTGAAGCCGCGAGCATGGTGCGGGCTTCGCCGCAACTCTCCCGCGTGCTGGAAGTCATCGACTCCCGCCGCACGATTGCCTACCGCAAAGAGGCGTCGTTCTATCGCGTCCTATCCTCCGACGCGTTCCGAGCGGAAGGACTCAACATTCACGCCCTGCTTTTCGATGAACTCCATGCCCAAAAAGACCGTCGTCTTTGGGATTCTTTAAGGTACGGCGGCGCGGCGAGGGAACAGCCGCTCCTCGTCTCGATCACGACGGCGGGCTACGACCGAAAAGGAATCTGCTACGAGCAGTACCAATACGCGAAGGCCGTTGCGGCGAACTGGCGGCACGACCCGACGTTCTTTTCCTGCATCCATGAGATGGATGCCGACGCCGATTGGAAAGACCCCGACACGTGGCCACAGGCGAACCCGTCGTGGAACGTGACGATTAAGGCGGGCGACTTCGCCCACGACGCGAAGGAGGCCGAACAGTCGCCAACGAAACTCAACTCCTTCCTCCGCTACCGGCTCAACACTTGGACGACTTCCGACGTTCGCTGGCTGTCACCGGAAACGTGGCAGCAAGGCTCCGTGCCGCTCCGCGACCTCGGTGACCGGCCCGTCTACGCGGGGCTCGACCTTGCGACCACCTATGACCTGTCGGCTCTGGTTCTCGTCTGCCCAGACCCTGAGGACGGGAGCATCGACGTGCTGCCGTTTTTCTGGATTCCCGAGGCGAACGCAGTGGAGCGAACCACCCGCGACAAGGTGGACTACCTCGGCTGGATTCGGGACGGCCACATCCGCGTGACCGACGGAAACGTGACCGACTACACCGTGCTGCACCGCGACATCGCGGCTATCTGCGAGCAGTACAAGGTGAGGCAGTTGGCTTGTGACTTGAAGTTCAACGGCCAGATGATCGCCAATATGCTGCAAGGGGATGGGGTGGACGTGCGAGGATTCCCACAGGGCGGTCGCGCCATGAGCGCGCCTGCCAAGGCACTCGAAAACCTGATTGGAAACTCAAAGATTCGGCACGCCGGGCATCCCGTGTTGTCGTGGTGTGCTGGCAACGTCGCGGTCCACGAAGATAGGTACGGCAACATTTTTCCTAGCAAAGCCAAGTCAACCGAACGCATCGACGGCATCGTGGCGTTGTGCCAAGCCATCGGGAGTTGGACCGGCAGCGAGCAGCGACCCGACGCCACTCCAGAAATCTTTTTTATATGATCGCCCAGAACTCACAGCACCGCATCCTCTGGCTCCCAGGTGAGGAGCGAATGTTTGACGAGGACAGCGGGCGAAGTTCCGCCGGGGTGCGGATCGACTCCAACAACGCCCACCAAGTCTCGGCGGTGTTCGCC